TTTCTTAACTGGCGCTCTGCTCATCATCTATCTCCTGATAATCAGGGCGGGAGCGTTATTCGCTACCCGCCGCATTAGCATTGCCACCCACGAACGAATCAATGGCGGCACATTCCATAACCCACTCACGCTCCTCGATGTCTTTCGAGAAGTCCGTGTCAGGCATCTGCTGGACATAAGCCGACGCTGCGAAATGCAGTGTGCGGCCACTGGTGTCCTTGACCAGCACAGGAACCACGCCGTCGTTCGATTGCTCGTCGAGGATCATATATCCCGAGAGTACATCGTTGCTTGGGCTGGTCTGCTGTAGCGTGATCGTAATGGTTCCTGCACGATTAGCGGTCTTGGCACGGCTTGTCGTTCCATCAGCGCCAGTGACCTTGTTATAGGCCTGCTCGTCGCGCGAAATGCTCACGAAGGTACCGTCTGCCAGTCCCGTGATCGGCACACCGCCGACCACGATACGAACTTCATCGGCTGCGTATGTACGAATCTGACTCATGTCTGTGTTCCTCTATATCCGATTGGCTTAAACGGTCAGCGTGCCGCGAATCTCAATGCGATGAATTGCGCCGGTCAGCTGAGCACGGAACGTCACGTCACGATAAACGCGAGCGGCCCGATCACTAACTTGCTGCTCAGAAGCAGGCGGCACAGTCACTTCGTAGTCAGGCGCGATAACGCCACGATCAACCGCAATGTCTAAACGCTCACGAAGCAGCGACTCAATAACAGCATCACCACCGACATATGGGATTTTATCAACGGTCGCTAAGCGGGCAACCATGTCCTCGGCAATGCGGAACGTGAGCCAGTCTTGTGCGCGAATGATGTCGATGAAAACACCAAGCTGACCAGTCTGGCCTTCAAAGGTAATTGGGTTGCCTGCGACCATGACATAGTAGGTCACGCGCTTGGATTCTAGTGCGCCTCGCTCAGCACTCGACAGGGTGTCGGTAGGAATACCAGACAGCTGCTTCCAAGCCCAGGTTGCTGTGCCAGGGTCTTTAGGAAGAATCGAACCCGCCCATGCACACTCAGGAAACTGGTTAGCCGCATCGCTATGATAAAACAGCGCAGTCCGATCATAAGTGTTATCGAAGATTTGCGAACCGATATCGCTATCAATCTGCGGGTCAAGGATGTCGTCATCATCGCTAACCGCCAAAAACAGCTTAAAGCGTGCGTTGATGTTAGCGGCAACATCTAGAATGTCTGCCTCTGCACGGCTTTGAATAGCAACCGCATACCAATCGTTATCTGCATCAACAATATCGTTGATAGCAGTGTCATAGTCATCGCCGGTAGCTTTGAAGCCGATATAAATACGCTCAGGGCGTTCTTCCTGACCAAAGTATGCTAATGCAGCCTCGTACTCAGGATCGCTTTCGTCAAATACTTCTAGCACCTCATCGATGTTTCCGTAGCTGCGAACGATCTGGCCCTGTTTAGCTGCGCCAGTACCGTCGTCAGTCTCACCAATAAATAGCAGCGTGCCGAAGCCGACACGGGTAACCGCCTCGATCTCCCGCGTGATCTGCACGTCAACGTAGTCTAAAACGCTCGTCATGCCTTATACCTCATTGCTCGGGAGTTCTGCGTTAAACTCCACGTTTCGGTCGTCTATTTCGCCCGTGTAAAATACCTTCTCCACGAACCCAAGATCATCTATCCGCGTCACGGTTGTGCCAAAGCGCACATCAAATGTCGCTCGCGGTTCCCATTCGCCTTCTAACGCCTGCGTGGTGTCAGCAAGAAGCTCCACGCCCCTAAACGCCCACCCGTCCTCCGCCAGTGTCATCAGCACGGTTTGCAGATCAAGAGAGTCCCTTAGTTCCTGCGCTCGGTTTAATCCACTGCGCGGGTCAGCATTATCTGTGCTTTCGTATACGCTAACCGATAGCGTGAACTCTCTTTGCAAATCTGCCTCTGACTCCCCTTGCTCATTGACTGCGCCGTAAGACGGGTTGCCAAGGCGTGCCACGTTGATAATTTGCAACGAGGCATAGGGACGATTGGGCCGAGGCGCGTTTGGGTTAGCCCAAATCGCCGTCAGGCCTGTCTGATCTGCTACCCACTGTTGCAGCGCATCACTCACTGGTCTGCCTCCTTAACCACCACCGTTCGGTAGTGTGGAATGATGCTATTTTGCCACGGTTGGCGAGCAGTTGCTTGATAAGTATCTCCGTCGATGTCTACACGATCACCGGCAGTTGTTGTTTGGTCATCAGCGACGTTGATCTCTGCGTCGCTGTATAGTGTAAAGGCCTGGCGGTTGCGCTTGCCCTCGGGGAGCAGCTGCACGTCGTCAGGCGAAACGGGCTGGACGCTGGCGCGAACCGTAAGGGTCTCGGTTGTGCCTGGCTGAAATATACCGCCGACATATTGCCCTGGCTGTTGCCGAGTGACGGTTAAGTTCTGCCTAAATACGTCAAGCATTTTCGTATTCCCATCGGATCGACCCTCGAAGCCGTCCGGTATCAATCAGCGGGTTTGATGAACCCTTCTGTGCAATAGTCGATGGTGCGTTAGGCGGCTGCGATAAAGCCGTCATAAACTCTTGTATTTGCCCTTGATGTTCCTCACCAAGCAAACCTAAAGCCCTGCGCGCGCCAATGCGACCTTGCAGAATCAGATTCCACAAGCGCTCTTTTCTCTTAGCGAGCTGCCTGCGTTTTTCATCGTAAGCACCACGGATAAACGGCCTTGCCGGTATTCCTCGGGTGCCAAACTCATTGTAAATAGCGATGTCGATCAGATCGGTGCCTTCTTCTGATGTGCCTGCATCACCAAGCACGCCAACCTTTACGCCACCGCGACGCGCCTCCGCTACTTCACGCTGGATGCGTTTCCATCCTTTATCGCGCTCAATAACTTCATTGCGCTTTGCCATTAAACCAGCACCGTGCGTGCGCCGATAATAAAAGAGCGACGGAGACGCAATAGCTCTGCGCCATAAGACGTGACCGCTAAAGCGTCCTCGCCAACCCCGCCGTAGCCAATGGACAGGCTGCCTTCTTTAAGCGATGACAACTGACCTGACTGACCCTTTCTAGATGATATCGTGAGAATATGCGCCGCCAATAATGCGACCGCATAAGCGCGCTGATCTTTGAACACCACCTCGCTCGTCTGACTGTCTGCCAGATCAATCGACGCTTGCTTGTTAGCGGAATCCGCTAGCTCCGGTGCTACTAAATCGAACAACGTGCTTGCATCAGCCATCTTTATAACGCCTCAATCTTTAACAGCTGCTCGCTTGCTGCCTCTGAAACAGTCTTACGACTATCTTCAGAAAGCTCACGGAGACGAGCAACGTCATAGGTTTCTGCGATTTCGGCCACTAAGTCGGCAGCTTTAACTGGCTTTGCAGCTTCTTCCTGCTCAACTTCTTGCGGCTCAGCAACTGGCTCAACATCAGCCTTGGCTTTTTTCTTAGCGACTCGCTCAACGATAACGCCGCGCTCAATTAACTGCGCCCCGATAGGGTGCTTTTTCATTGCCGCCCAATCGTTCTCGCTGATCGCTTGGAGGCCAGGGTGAAGATTCACCCCAGCCACTTTGCGAAGTCGTGGCTCCATCAAGGATACCTTGACCACTGACATCTTAGATGCCCTCGCCAACTGCCATGCTCAGCGGATAAGGGATGATTGTCCCAGCAATCCGGCTGTGGCAAGGCACCACGAACTCAAGCCCACGCTCTTGCACAGGGAGCTGCTCAAACATCTGAGGCATTTCCAGCATAAGGGCGTCAGGATCGCGACGGTACGCAATCATGATGTCGCCAGTGTACTGGTCGCTGGTGATGTTCTTCGCACGCTGCTCTGAGGAAAGCTCATTCGCCCACTCGATGGACTCGATGAACGGGCTGTTCTGCAAGAGATAGTCCGCAATCGTCGTGTCCGTGCCGGTGTCGGCATTGGTGGTGGTGATCAACGTGAACTGATCAATCGGCAGTACCAGCGTATCAGGCTGCTCAGCACCGTTAGTCCGCGTAATGATGCTGTTCACGACTTCGTTGATGTCGCGAAGAATCTGCTGCGGGGTCTTGTTCGCGAACTCAGTCGTGTCACCCGTGCCATCATCAGCCACCGTCTCGGTAGGCAGGTTCGGGTTGGTGAGCCAGCCCTGTAGCCCATGCTCCTCATCGCCATAAAATGCGATGCGGTTCCATAGCTCAC